TCAGGCCGCGTGGCGGCTGTCCATCTTGCGTTGTATCCACTCTTCAACTTCATGCTGGACGAAGTAGGCACGCGCCGTGCGGGCGGTGCCGTCCTTGATCGGCTTGGGGAAGGTGCTGTCCTTGTCGCGCAGGCGCTGGAGCGATGTGCGGCTGATGCTCAGCTTTTTCAGGACCTCGGTCAGGGAGAGCAGCACGCGGCCGCTTGGTTCAGTGCTGGTCATGATCAGTCAACTCCGTTATCAAAGCCGTCATATGCGGTGTTTTCGTTCGTGGCCTTACGCTGCATCCGCTCAGCCTCGCCATCACCCAGATCATCGTCATGGCAATCCTGCGTGGCCTCGGGTGGCTCGATGGGGCTGTCGAGGTCTGGCTCGCTCCCGGCTGGCTTGGACAGGGCTTCTAGTTCTACCCTGCGCATGGCTTCCAACACCCATTCATGCGGAGTCCAGTTCTGTGCGTCCTCCGGCAAGGCTGGCATATAGCTGTAACGATGGGCGCTGCTGATAGCTGCCTCACGAGCAACCAAAGTGAGGCGCTCGACTTCACCGCTTAAGCCCGTCGACCCCCGCTGATACTTCGGTAACAGAGCCTCCAGCTCATCACACCGCGCCTTGAGCTGGCCGAGCTCTGCCTTCAACTCGACGTAATCCCGTTTCACGCGCTTCAAATTCAAGGCCTGATCAGCTGACAGTATGCGGAGCTGGGCATTTTCGGCCTGTAGCGGGGCAAGGTGGGCGCGGTCGATCAGCTCAATCACAGCGCAGTTTTCGCGGGTCCACTGATCAATACCTCTATCAAAAATACCAACATCGACTTTGCCTTCGGGGTGTAGCCAATACCCAAATGCTTCCGGCTCCCCGCCGAGCGCAGGCGGTTGAGGGGCTGCGGCGCATTTGAAGCATGTAATCCAGTCAAAGTTAAAGTCCTTGGGGTCTTGCGGCCCGTGTGACTGACAGCGCCTGCAATACATCGGTTTAGATTGGTCATTCATTGCTGCGCTTCCTCTATCACGTCGATAACTGACCAGATGCCCAGCGCCTGACTGACCGGCTTGCCGGCCGCCGAGCGCTTGAGCGTCTGGATAAGGTCGTTGCGCCCGCGCACTGATCGAGCCATGGCGGGCATTGAGTTGATTGTTTCGATGGCGTACTGCCTGCCCTCGACAAAGCCGTAGCGGTCTGGGGGCTGGGTGACGGCAGGGCGGCCCGGTACTGCAAGCGTGGGCTTTTCTGCGCGTACCGCTTTCACTGGCGCGGGCTTGGGGGCTGGCTTACTCGCAGGCGCAAGGTGTTGCAGGGCCATGGATAGGGCCTGTCGTGCGATGGGGTTCATGGGGTTGCCTTGGGTCAATCGCCGCAGAAACAGGCAATAGCCTCGTCGTGGTCGGCGAACATATCGAATTGAGTGTCGGAGTAGTCGAGCATCTGCTGATAGCTCGGCCGGTCGAAGCGGAACAGCGCGCCGTTGGTTGTGGCGGCGCTGCTCTGGGTGGCGCTGCGCTCCATCCGGGCCCACCATTCCGCCTTGTTTCGGTCGCTGGCAATTATTGAATAGACCTGCTTCGCACCCTTGAGGAAGCACAGGTCGCAGTTACCTTCCAAGGTGCGCCCGTTGATCGTCGATAGTGCCAGGTCGAATGGTTGTTCTTTCCAGAATTCACCGATCTGCTGCACGCTAACGCCCGCATCTGCAAGCGGCATCACCATCGTGGCGTGTTTGCTCTCAGACGTGGTCTTGCGGGTCCGGATCTTCGCTACGCGCCGAGGCTCGTCTGCCCGGATGCCGGTCATCATTTCGACCGGGGTTTCTTCGGTGGAGCATCCAACCATCCGCAGATATTTGTGGATCACTCTGATTTTGAGATCGATGGTGCAGAACCTTGTTACCGGGTTTGGCAGGTAGCTGCGCTTGCGGATCAGCGCTTCAAACGGTTCGCCATCCCGACTGGCGGTTTCGTAAGTGACAATGGCGAAGCCGCGATCATCGTCGCGGTACTCCAGCCACACTATGGGCACTTGCCAGCGCCGTGAGCATTCGTTCACAAAATCGAGTGTGGCTGGGTGCTCCTTCCCGGTGTTTGCAAATGTGACAATCAAATCGTCCAGATCATCGTTGGCGTCCAGCACCTGGCGCAGCATGTAGGCACTGGTCCGACCGCCCGAAAAACTGACGACAGTTGTTCCGCGCAGTCGGTAAGGGCTCATTTCTAAGCCACCTGAGCAGGCGGGTTCATGGCGAAGTAGATGCGGGCGCAGGCCTCGGTGTCCGGGCGCGCGCGGTGGCCACCGACCAACTCCTCGCCGGTGAAGTGGCGCAGGGCTTCGGCCACGGTCGGGACCTTGTACATGCCAGGACGACCGAAACCTGCGGCGATCATCTTCGCGGTGGGCGGGCACTTGACGATGTTCTTGCTCGACTGGCATGTGCAGTAGTTCGGCATGGCCTTGAACTCGTTCGCCGCCTGCTCGCCGATAAACCGCTTGATGGCGATACGCATGATTCGGTCGTCGAAGCTGACGTTGTGCGCGACCCGCAGCCCGGCCTGTTCGTAGACGCGCAGGAAACCGCCCAGCGCTTCCAGTTCCGGGATGCCTTGCTCGAGCGCCATTTCGGTGGTGATGCCGTGGATAGCGGCCACTTCGTCGGGGATCGTCCAGCCCTCGGGCTTGATCATCGCTTCGAACGAATCGACCAGCTCGCCTTGCGGTGTGTACAGCAGGATGCAGATATCGACCAGATGCGGCTGGCGCGGATCATCGCTTGGGTCTTTGAAGCGCGGCAGGCCGGTGGTTTCGGTGTCGTAAAAAGCGATCAGTTGGGACATTTGGTTTTCTCCAGGCGAAAAGAAAGCGCCCGTAGGCGCTCTGTGGTGTTGCGTGGGTTGGGTTAGCTGGCTTGCTGCAACTGGACGTCGCCACCGGCAACGCCGCCTTCGATCCACACCGCGTTGATTTCGGCGGGCAGCTTGGCGGGTTTCTCCTTGAGCGAGCCGCACACGATGGCGGTTTCGATATCGCCGGACTTGGCCAGGGACATGAGCATGCCGAACAACTGGCCGCGAACGGTTGGCAGCAGCACGTCGAAGCGGTCCAGCACGATCAGTTTCAGGCCGCATGCAATGGTGATGGCCGTGCCGATCAGTGCATCACAGCGCCACCGCTCAGACTCGGACAGCAGCACGTAGGCGCGGCCACCGGCAGTGATTGCCATGTCGCCGCCGATGGCAGTGACCGGCCAGCCAGCGAGCGTGGACAGGCGTTTCAGGCTGTTGTTGATCGGTTGCAGCGCACCGGCAAGGATTTCACCGGGGATGCCGTCAGGCGCAAGGGCCTTCTCGATCAGAATCCAGTCCAGCACGTCTTTGTGGTGTTTGGCGGCGTCGGCAGCAATCTTGCCTGCGTTGGCGATGGTGTTCAGACGATCCCGGACCATAGTGGCTTTGGCTTCGGCGCGGGTTCGGATATCACGCTGCACCTGAATGGCACTTTCGCAACGAGTGATATCGGCTTCGCTGGAGCTTTGCGGCGTGCTTTCGATGTGGGCAGCCAGGTCACGCTGGGCGGCAAGTGCTGCATCGACGCGCAGGCGGTCATTGTTGCGCGTGCTTTCCAGAAGCTTCACGGCTTCGGCGGCCTTCTTCACTTCCGCCTGAGCCTCGGTCAGTTTCTTGGCGTCAGCAGTTTTGCCCTTGAACACCTCAACCTGCTGGCCTACAACCTTCAACTTGACGTGGCAGCTCGGGCACTCACACGGTGATTCGCCGTTGTACGCCTGTACAGCGTCCTGCCACTGCTTGAGCTTCGGTTGCCACTCGGCCAACGATTCCTCGGTTGCGATCAGCTTTGCACGCTCCCGATCCAGCAGTTTCGCCTTCTCTTCAAGGTCTGTTTTGCGTGCAGACCACTTGGCGCTGGCGTTCAGATTGCCTTTGAGTTCGCCCAGGTACTGGTTGCCTTTGTCGATCTCTATCGCGGCCTTGCCCTGTTCTGCCTGTGCCGCCTCAAGGTCCGCTTGAGTCACCTCAGGCACGCCCTCTGGCATTTCGTCGATGAAGACAGCCCAGCATTCAGCCTTTTCAGTGCCGTAAGCCTCGCCGGTGATGGCTTTCCACGCGCCCCGGCTTTCGCTGGTGTTCGATTTGGCCTGTTCCTGAGCAGCAGCAAAGCCGCTCAACAGCAACGGCTTGATGGCCTCGACCTTCTTCGGATCGGCACCCTTGGCCATCAGCTTCTCGGCCACTACCGAAGGCTTGGCGCTGGATTTGGTCAGCGCGAACAACAGCGAACGCTTGGCCTTGTCGTCCAGCTTGGCGAAGGCGTCCGGGTTCAGCACGAACGGCAGGTATTCCTGGCCATCCACGTCGGTGCGCTCGCCCTTGCCGGTGGGCAGGGTGATGGTGCTGGCCGCGCCGTCGTGCCCGATGATGATCTGGCCTTTCTTCTGGCCCTCGGTGATGAGCATTTTGTAATCGCCCTTCTTGGCAACGCGGGCGGCTTCGCCCAGTGCCAGGCCGATGGCCTCTTTCAGGCTGGATTTACCGGCACCGTTGTGACCGCACACCATGGTGATGGGCGCGGTCAGCTCCAGATTGGCGTTGCTCAGACCTTGGAAGTTCTCGATGTAGATCGATTCGATTTTCATGCTTGCGTTACTCCACGCAAAGGCTGCCGAGTTCGGCAATGACCTTGTAGGTGTTATCGATGGACTGCTCGGCTTCGGTTTCCAGTTCGATGACCTGGTTGTCAACGAGGCGCAGCAGCAGGGTGGTGGCTTGATCGCTGTCAATGGCGAGACGACGCTGCAGCCATGCCACGTCCACGGTGGTGGCGTGCAGCACAACCAGTTGGCTGGCGTCTTCGTAGGTGTATTCGCCGAACTCTTTGCCGTGCAGTTGCTGGTGTTCTTCCATCGCCTGCTTGTGCTGTTGCGGTGCCTGCTCAAGATCCCGTTGCTCTACCTCGTCGAAGTCCCGGTCATTTTCCTCAGACTTGAAACGGCCCCGGTGCATAGCCTCGGCAATGGCTCCGGCGCTCAGCGGCAATTCGCGCTGATCACGCTCGGCTCGGATGCCGTCTATGCCCTCGGCGTAGTCGTTCGGGGCCAGCACCAGCAAACAAAGCTTGCCCGCCACGTCGATCAGCCCATGCCGGTTAGGGTCTTGAGCATCAATCGCGGCGGTTACTGTGATGGCCTTGGCCTTGAACTTGGCGTCAACCACTGTCACCGGGATGGTATCGACGCTGCGCGAGCTGATGATGCTGATAGCAGCGGTCACAGCGTCTTCTGTCAGCGCCGTGAGACGGTCGATCACTTCCTGCTGATCTTCTTCGCTCAGGCGGGGAAACGGTGCTTTGATGTTGCGCAGCTCGAACAGCGCAGCATCGACGATATCGTGCACCATCAACTGATGAGCAAGCACCATAGGGTGGACGCCATGCAGGCGGGCGCGCTCGATTGCTTCAATGTGTTCTATCTTCATGGGTGTTCCTCAGTTATTGGCGATGCGCTCCAGCGTCTCGCGCTGTGCGTGGCTCAGATGGGTGCGCGGGCCGTGGCGCTTGAAATTGGCCCGAATGTCGTCGGTAAAGGTCACTTCCCAGTTGTTGGCCGCCAGCAACTCGGCGGCGGCCAACAGCACGGCGAATTCCTCTACCCGGTCGTATTGCTCTTCGACGGATAGGGCGGCCATGGCGGGTTACTCGAAAGCCAGGCCGTCAGTGTCGGCGGGCTCTGATGTAACGTTTTCGGTGGTTTCTGTTGCAGGATCAGCGGTTTCTGTCGCGTTTTCCGCCGCATCTGTAACGATTTCTCCGGCTTCTGTATCAATCGACTGGCCGTCCTCTTCAATGATCGAAGGCGCTTCGGGCTCTTTGTTGCGCAGGTCGTTCATGTCCACCGAGTAGGTGCCAGCGCCGTCGGCGGTGGCGTCGATGAAGTCCTCGACCTCTTCGCGTGACTGCAAGCCCATCAGCAGCTCGGGCGCGTAGAGACGGCCCAGCATGCTGGCTGCCCGGTAGCGCAACATCACTTCCGGCATAGTCAGCCACTTGCTGCCGTTCTTGGTCAGCCAGCCTTCATCAATGGCCATCTGCATGGAAATGGTCGGGCCGTTGAGCCGGTCGCCGGTTTCTTTCTCGATCACCCAGGCTGTGCAGGTCTGGTGCTTGATCTTCGCCTTGCGCTGCTCTGTGACCTTCTTGCCGTCTTTCCAGAACGTGGCGCTGTAGGTCAGCTCCTCGGCCTTTCCTGGCTCGCTCAGGTCAAAGCGCAGCGGGCTGAAACGACCGCAGCTGTTGAGCATCGCGATAATGAACTGGCTTGACCAAGACGGCCGACCCTCGATCACGTACAGGTTCTGCATCACCATCAGCGGGTCAGCGCCCATGCGCAACGCCATGTTCAGCGCTACCACGCAATTGGGCAGGCCAGCAGGGTTTGGCACATGGCCGGTGACGCGGCCGTATTCCTTTGTTTCGGCAAAGGCGCGGTACTGGACTGGCACCAACGTGGAACCGGCGAGCGCTTTGGCAACACGCTGCAGTTGTTCGAAGCCGGAGCCGGTCAGCAGCGACATAGGGGCATCGTTCTTCGGCGGGGCGACAGCGCTGGTCTGCATTGCCGCCAGTGAGGTGGTTTGCTGGGTCATGGTCGTTTACTCGTGGTAAGGGCAGGTTGACCAGCGCGGGCAATACTTCGCGCTGCATAGGAAACTCTGTGGGTTGGGTGGAAACAGGCCGGTGCGGAACATCTCGGCACCGATCTGGATCAGGCCGGGAAAGTCTTCGGTACCCACCATCATTTGCTTGGCGCTACGAATCTCGCCGATGCCGACTTCCGGTTTGCCCTTCGTTTTCAGCCCGATGATGTGGGCCGGTGCGGTGCAGGGCTCGCCGGTCGTGTGTTCTTCAAGGATTTCGTAGGTGCCGATCTGTGCGGCGTGGCCTTTCGTCTTCGCCACGCCTTCACTGACGGCAGCGCCGCCCGTTTTCACGTCAGCGATACCCTTGCCGTCGCCGGTCTTGCAGATCCGCGCCCGGTCGAGCTGGCCGGTCAGGCGGATGATCACGCCACCGCCGCAATCAATCTCCAGCGGCGTGGCTGTGCGCTCGACAGCGAGGTAGTCATAACGCGGGCTGACCTCGTTGCAATACTTCGTGTGCAGGGGCAGGGCTATGCGTTCTGCCTCTTGGAGGGTCAGCTTGTCGGCCTTCCAATCGACCTCACGGTCAGGGTTGCGCAACGTGTGGATGAGCAGCTCGGCCGTGTCGTAAGCGCTCAGGTTGCTGCCGTTCATGCGGGAAACGTCGAACGCCGCGGTGCTGGCATGTATTGACGTTCCCAGGTGGGCGCGTGGGCTGCTCGGGCTTTTGATGCCCAGCAGGTGAACGCCTTCCCATTTGTAGGCGCAGTCAAACAGCGAGCCCCACGACGAGGCCCGCACGGTTGTGACGGACATGATGGATACCTATTGAGTGATCAGGCCGCCGATTGCGGGGCCGATGAGGGTGATTGCGCAGAACAGGGCGCCGGTGATGGCCGACACCCACCAGATGCGGCGGCGCTTTACGCGCTGGTGGCGGGTCATGGGATACATCGATCGCTACGCCCGCAGTAGCTGTAATCAGGATCGAATTCGCTGGCATCGCAGGCTGCCTCGTAGTCATTTCCGCAGGAACGACACTCAGCCACCCAAACGCCGCCATTTCGATGCAAGCCATCTGGCTCACGACCCTGCGCGGCTTCATTGCGGTAGTTACGCTCAATCCGGTTGTTGCGCTTTGCCTTGGCAGCACGTATGCAACGTGTGTCCGTGGCGTCGAAGCGGCGATTTTTCATGCGCACCTCGCAATCAGCATCCCGCGCTTGCTCAGCTTGAGCCGCATGGGCCCAGGCAGATCAGCAACCAAAAAAATGCCCCGACGATGCAGGGCTTTGATGATTCCGTTCATGTCTCTGGCAATGATCGTCACTGCGCACCCCCGTGTAACAAGTTGAGGGCACCCAGCCGGCGCCCCATGCTTTCGCGGCGCAGCGCCAGGCGACGTGTCGACGCCGCCTCACTTGCACGGCTTTCGAACTCTTCCATCTGCTGCTCATCGATGAGCCCGTGCGCGTAGTTCGCTTGGATCATGCCCTTGCAGAACTCGACGTCCGGGTACTGCGACGTGCCGATCTGCGTTATCTGACGCTCGATCATGGCTACAGCGTTGGCTTGGCGGCTCATGCTGCCCACCGCTGCCGGAACACGCCGACGTCAATCTCGTGCCAGAGCGCGGTGCGGATCTGCGCGTCATGCAGCCGTGAGGCTTCTCGCAAGTCCCAACCGGTGCAGTCCATGCGAATACCGTCGCTGTCGTAGGTGATGCCCGACAGCAGTTTGTATTCAAGTTCGCGGGTGCCCATGCAATCCCAATCGCTGTCGCGGTTGTTCGGCTGGGGCGGGCTGTTCTCGCAATGGGTTACGTCCACTTGAAGGACAAACCCCTCAACAATCACTTCGTGGATCATGTGTTCGCCCTCCAAGGTGGCGCTGGTTACATCCGTCTGCCCACTCGTTGGAATGGACAGAGGTGATGCGGTCAGCCTTCCCGGCTCATCTGCTCGTGACTGGCGTGCTCTTCGCTGCAGAACGGCAAGCTTTGGGTGCGGACGTACTTCTTGTTGGTGATCGGGTGGATTGCCTGATCAATGATGTTTCGATAGATCACAGGGTCAGCAGGCTTGCGGCAGCGGGTGCATTTCACGGTTGTTTCGGTCGCTTGTTCCATGGTGTTTCTCCGGTTGATTTCCCAATGCACCCGGTTGCCCAGGTACATCAGTGAAATTTTCCGTTTGCCAACGGCCCCGAGGTCTATACGGCGCAGCCAGTGAGGGAATCGCCCCCGCCCAGCGCGTCAAAGCCTTTCCAAGCCATCAGCGGTGAATCGTTTGGTTTTTAAAGAGCGCTGACTTTCGCCAAGGCCCGCACATGCAAGCGGACTTGCATATATAAAAGCATGCTTGTGGTTTATGTGCAAGTTCCCTTGTGTTTATTTCCTTGGGACGAAAAAAAGCCCGCTCAATGGCGGGCTTCGGTGACTCTTGTTTCAGATTGGTTCTATCTGGACCGGGTTGACCTGATCAGGTCTCGGGTTTTCGATCCTTCCTCCTCCAACTGCCTGACAACCGCGTCAGGAGAGGCCGAGTAAGAGGCGTAACGTATTTCCTTGCGGATGACGTATGTGCAGGCCGCCATCGTGATGATCGTGGCAGTGAACCCAAGAACAAGAATGCGCTCGATCTTCATAGCTTCTTCGCATTCCAGGCCAGCAGCACCCGGGCATGTATGACGATACTGTTCAGCTCGTCGCCCTTGATGTCATACGGCGGGAACGTTTCATTGTCAGACAACATGCGCAACATCTTCGGAAGGCGCTGCAACCGCTTGATGTAGAGCATCCCGTCGAGCGTGAAGACGTACACGCCATCAACCACAACCTCGTTGATGCCTTGGTCGACAATCAGCGGATCGCCGCTGGCAAAGGTTGCCCCCATGCTTTCGCCAAACCCGGTGATCACCGATAGGTTCTTGTCATGGGTGTAGGTGATGCCCTGCTCACGTAGGTATTCAGTGCGCACCGTGATGTTGCGTACCGTCTCAATGTATTCCTTGGGCAGCACCTGGCCTGGGCCCATTGACCCAACGACGTCGTACTGAGGGATATCAATCTCGTCGTCTCTTTGATGCCGCGTGAAGTCACCCTGCGCGACGTTACCCGCAGCACGTCGCTGTGGTGGTTCGCCAGCGCCGTCCAGCAGCCAATCGACAGTCGTATCAAGGGATCGAGCGAGGGACAACAGATGCTCGTTCTTGATGTTTCCTGTGTCTCCCGCAAACCACTGGCGCACTGCCTCGTAGCTGACTCCACATGTGTTGGATATCAGCCGTTTCACGCCCCGCACGCCGGTTTCAGGCTTTCGGACCAGCACAAGCTTTGTCATTCGATCAGTGATGTTCATTTGCCCAATCTACAAGTTAGCTTGTCAAGCATGCTTGCTTATTAAGTACAAGCATGCTTGAATTTGACGAACGAGCATTGGAGGTGCCTATGAAACGTCAACAAGCTATCGATTTTTATGGCTCCATCCCCGCCCTCGCCAAGGCCCTCAAGATCACTTATGAGGCTGTGCGGCAGTGGGGGGAGGAGGTCCCTGAGTTACGTCAGTACCAGCTGGAAAAACTCACCAACGGGAAGCTGAAAGCAGGCGCGGACAGCGCGTCGCAGTCGGCGGCCTGACCATGTCAACGACCTCAGTAAGCCAAGAAACCGATGAAACCGCACGGGAGACGGAAACCCTGATCTTGCAGCGGGTTTTGTCCGTGGGTCAGAAAGAGATAGCCCGTGAAACCGGGTTGAGTGAGTCCACGGTTTCGAGGTGGAACGAGGGCGAGTACGCAAGATGGGCCAAGGTGCTGTCGTTCCTCGGCCTGCGCGTCGTTCCTCAGTCCGCGATGCTCGTCACGCCTGCCTACCTGCACTCGCTGGAAACCCTGGCAGAGATCGGGTTGAAGGCTGAGAAGAAGCGGCCGGGCCCGCTCGGGTGGGACTGATCATGGCCGCCCTCCCGTACATGCAGCTCTACGTCGCTGACTACCTCGCCGACACCATGCATCTGAACACCGAAGAGCATGGCGCGTACCTGTTGCTGATCTTCAACTACTGGCAGACCGGCAAGCCCATACCAGTGTCTCGACTTGCTCGTATCGCACGACTTTCCAACGAGCGTTGGACGGACGTTGAACGGTCGTTGAACGAGTTCTTCAACGAGCGTGATAACGAATGGGTTCATGACCGAATTGAGCGGGATTTAGAAGCGGTTCATGCAACACAAACTCAACGAATTGCAGCCGGAAAGGCTTCTGCCGAGGCTCGCAAGCAGGCCGCAAAGGCCCGTAAACCAAAGGCTGCGAACGCCCGTTCAACGCCCGTTGAAATCTCGTTGAACGAAAACCCAACGAATAAAGAAGAGAAGAGAAGAGACGAGATAAGAGATACACCACCACTCTACGCGCAGGACGTTTTCGACAATCGGGCCAAATTCAGCATGAATCCCGATTGGCTTCCCTGCGAAAAGACATTCGCCGCCGTGCTGACCATGAACGCCATGGCCAACCAGCAGTTCGACGAATCGCAACTGCTCGAATTCAAGTCTTTCTGGATCGCATCCCCTGACGAACACCGCACCCAGGCCAAGTGGGAACACGCACTTGCCCAGCATTTGAAACGTGACCTTCGCCACCAGCAGGCCAACGGGAGAAGTACCGATGGAAACCAAAACGCCGAACTATCGGGAAATTCCCAAAACAATCAGGGCCGTGGTCCCCAAGATCGCTACTCACGACCTGCTCGACAGGGCCCCCTCTCTGCTCCAGACCGTGTCCGAGCCGCAATCGCAGAGCGCGATGCTCTCGAGGACGCTTCTCGACAAGCTGTGGATCAAGATGGCTGAGTTCTACGGACACCGCTGGACGTCGAGCTTCGGCGTGATCGCTGATCCTGAACACACATGGGCCAAGGTCCTGGCAGGCGTCACCGGCATCCAGATCGCCAACGGCTTGCACGCGCTGATCGAACGCGGCGATGAATTCGACTGGCCACCACCTGCGAATGTGTTCCTGTCGCTGTGCTTGCAGGTCAAGGGCTTGCCGACTGAGGCGCAAGCATGGGACGAAGCCAGGTCAGGCAAGTACACCCACGAAGCCGTGCGCATTGCCGCAGAAGCCACCAGCACGTTCGACCTGCACGGTTCTGACAGCAACGACAAGGCCCTGCGCCAACGCTTCGAACGCAACTACGCCATCGTCATGCGCCGTGCACAGACCGGCCAAAATCTGGAAGGGCGCATTGCTCACGGCGTCGGCCACGACAGCATGCGCGACCCACGACAGGTCCAGCTCGAGCATTCCCGCAAGGAAGCTGAGGCCCTTGTCGCTGCGCAGGGCATACCAAACAACGCACAGGCGGCGCGTTACCAGCTGCTGACGATGCTTGGCATCCGGAGAAACGACCATGTCTGATCACAAGCCCGTCACGTTTCTGGTACCCGGTGAGCCAGTAGGCAAGGGCAGGCCACGCGTGCGCATGCTCGCCGCGAAGCCTGGGGGGAAGCCCATGCCCATGCTGTATACGCCAGCTGAGACCAGAGCCTACGAAGAACTGATTGCCCTGCACGCAGGCGTCGTGATGGCCGGTCGCGAGCTGATCGGCTGCCCGGTCCTGATGGAACTGCGAATCATGGTGCCCATCGCCGCGTCATGGTCGAAGAAGAAAACCGCCCAGGCACTTGCAGGTCAGGTCATGCCCACCAAGAAACCAGACGCCGACAACGTCCTGAAAGCCATCTGCGACGGCATCAACGGCATCGTGTTCAAGGACGACGTGCAGGTTGTGAACGTCTCCCTGAGCAAGCGTTTCAGCTCCACGCCCGGTGTGTACGTGCGTGTTGTTCCCCTCGAGGCATTGCCATCATGACCAATCCCAAATTGATCTGGACCACGCACAAGCTCGCCGATGGCTGGGTGCTGCTGTGTGTCGACGCCGACCTCGAACAGCCAGGAGAGCCCGAGGCAATGCTCGGTATGAGGCGCGCTGTACACCCGTTCCACTTCGACCAGATGAACGAACCGGTTATAGCTTTCACGCTGGTTATCGCTGAAATGACTAACGCGATTATGTGGGGGGTAAGTGGGGCGCAGTGCGCTCAATCACTGCCTGCCTCGCGTGCGCACGCGTTTGGGGCCTGACCTTGACGCCCCTACAGATCGATTGGTTTCAGGTCATCACGGTGCTTTTGCGCCGGGGCTACTCGCTGTCGTCTGTCGCGTCACACATAGCCGTACCCAAGTCCACGCTGATTGGCTGGAAGCAAGGCGCTGAACCGCGTTACAGCGAGGGAGAGCGCCTTATCTCGTTCTGGGTGCAGGTCACAGGTGGTGACCGCGCCGCACTTCCCATGGTCGCAATCGGCGACTGGTGGGCTTATCACTCCAAAGCATGAGGTAACACCGATGAAAATTTCACCCGAAGTCGAACAACGCGCAATCAACCTGTCGGACGCGGCTGCACGGGCGTCACTGGCGGGCAATCACGAACTGTCGAAGAAGCTGGAGGATTCTGCCAGTGCGTTGCTGGAAGGCTCAGCGCCAAGCTTTGAGGAGTTCGCAGCCATGCGCAATCACAACATCGAGCGCCACGAAGGCAAGTACATCAGCAAGCAAACCCAGGAGCTGTACGAGTGCTGGCAGGCTGCTGGTGGTGCGGCCCTGACCTGATGGCCAAATGAAATAGTCGGGAAACCGACCGATCCGCAGAACGATCCTGCTGTCATCGATGCCCAGCCACCGCGCTGGGCTTTTTTTTGACCTGGAGGCAACACCCATGAAGCCCCAGCAGGAGAGACACATGGCTAGTCCGGCACCGGAAAGCATCGTTGAGGTTGTCGGAGCGTCAGTTGCCAGCAAAGGCATGATGGTCGGCGGGGCCGCTGGCCTTGTCGGCTGGCTGTCGCAAGTGAACTGGATCGGGATATCAGGCGTTGTGATTGCCGTCCTCGGTCTGCTGATCAACCTGTACTTCCAAGTGCGCAAAGATCGACGTGAGGACGCCGAGAGCGCCGCCCGCATCGAAGCATTGCGCGAGCAGTTCCGCCGATGAGCGCCCGTAACCGCATCGCGGTCGCAGTGCTGACGATGAGCCTCGCTGGGCTTGGTGCCTGGAAGGCCAACGAAGGGTTCACCGATCACGCCATCATCCCCACCGTGGGCGACGTAGCCACCATCGGCCACGGCTCGACCCGGTACGAAGACGGCAGCCCCGTCAAGCTGGGCGACCGCATCACACCGCAGCGTGCTGACGTGCTGGCCCGAAACCTGATCAGTCAGGACGAGAAGAAGTTTGCCGCGTCACTGCCTGGCGTGCGCCTGCACCAAGCCGAGTTCGATCTGTACATGGACTTCGTCGGCCAATACGGACTGGGCAACTGGCGTCAGTCGTCGATTCGCTCCAACCTGCTGGCAGGGCGATACGCGCAGGCCTGCGAATCCCTGCTCAAGTGGCGCTATGCCGCTGGCTATGACTGCTCGACACCGGGCAACAAGCGCTGTCTGGGCGTGTGGACGCGTCAGGTTGAGCGCAACGCACAGTGCAGGGCAGCGCAATGAAGATCCTTGCAGGCATCTGCGCTGTGCTGCTGGTGGGCTTGTTGCTCGCCCTCTGGCGCATCGATCACGTCAGCACCAGCCTGACCAGCGCAACCAGCACCATTGCCACGCTCGAGGCCGCCGCCGAATCTCGCCGCAACACCCAACGACTGCTGCTCGACCTCGACACCAAGCACACACAGGACCTCACCAATGCCCAGAACACCAATGCTCAGTTGCGTGCTGCTGTCGCTACTGGCAAGCGCAGGCTGTCAGTCAAAGCCACCTGTCCCACTGTGCGAGGCACCGCCAGCCCCACCGGCATGGATGATGATCAAGCGCGAGCCGACATTGACCCAGCGTCTGCTGAACGAATTGTCACCATCGCCAACGACGGAGACGACGCCATCCGCGCCTTGAACGGCCTGCAGGACTACATCACCACCGCTTGCATCCCTCGCAAATAGTCGGGAAACCGACCACCCGCCACACCGATGCTGGCCCTCGTTGATCACATCCATCACGAGGGCAGCACCCATGGACAACCAGCACAAGAAAATCACCGGCTATCGCGACCTCACGCAATCTGAGATCGACGGTATCAACTCCATCAAGGCTCTTGAGGCTGATGCCGCTGCGCTGGTCAAGCAGTTGAAAGCGATCCCCGATGTTGATCAGCGCGCCATTGCCCTTGCCGTCACCAATTTGCAGCAGGCCTGCATGTGGTTGACCAAGGGTGTTGCCCGTTCGGACAACCCATTCGCCTGATCCCCGCCATTCACCCGCAGCAGCACCGGAGACACAACCATGCCAGCACCAGACGACCTCACCACCCAAACCCCAGGCCAACCGCTGGCCACCATCACGCCGCTTGCAGGCGCGATCAGTGACGCCAACACGGGCAACCCCAACGCTAACGAGAGCCTGACCGCCAATGCGCAGGCCCCGCTGTACGTCGCCAAGCACAACGGTGGCGGCCGCTGGATCATCGTTGATGCACAGGGCGAGCGGTTCAGCGAGTTCATGACCAATGACAAGCCCGAAGCCGAAGCCGAGGCGCTGCGCCTGATCGACGGTGGCGCGCCCTACGTCAAGCCCGACGAGTCAGCCAGTCAGGCCCAGAGCCAATCACTGGCCACGACCAAGCCTGACGCGGTCGACCCCACCAAGCTCAAAGCCGCAGTGATGACCGCCGATGGCTGGCTGTGCCCTGAGCCCGCAGCGGCAAAGGAGTAAGGCCCATGGGCAGCAAGCCAAGCAAACCGAAAGTCGTTGAGACGGAAGACCCGGCCGTCACAGCCCAGAAGGCAGCGGATGCCGCCGCCAAAGCTGCCAACGAAGAAACCGCCGTGCGCAAGAAACGCAAGTCCGAGAGCAGCCTGCTTTCGAGTGCTGGCGCGCAAGGCACCGTACTCAGCCAAGGTAAGAGCACTCTCGGATCATGATGACAGCCGCCCAGATCTGCAAAACGTTGAGCACGCTCAAGTCGTTACGCTCGCCGCACGAGTCGGTCTGGCGCGATTGCTTTGACCATAGCTACCCCATCCGGGGGAGTGGCTTCTGCATCGAACAGATCACGGCCATGGAGGCGCAGATGCGCAAGGCCAGGATGATCGACGGCACCACCACGGACGCTGCACGGATTCTTTCGTCCGGCATCATGTCGGGCCTGACCCCGGCCAACTCACTGTGGTTCGGCATGGACGTGGGGCAGGAGAGCGACGAGGAACGCCGCTGGCTGGACGGATCAGCCGACATACTCTGGCAGAACATCCACGCATCCAACTTCGACGCAGCCGCCTTTGAGGGGCTTATCGACGTTGTGTGTGCTGGGTGGTTTGCCCTGTACATCGATCAGGACATGGAGAAGGGCGGCTTCACGTTCGATCTGTGGCCTATCGCGAGCGTGTACTGCTCGGCGTCGAAGGCTGGCGGCAAGATCGACACCGTGTATCGCACGTACAAGCTCACGGCAGAGCAGGCGGTGAACGAGTTCGGCGAGGACAACCTGAGCGAGACCACGCGCAAGCTGGCCAAGGAAAAGCCGCAGGAGCTGGTCGAGTTCATTCACGCGATCTACCCACGCACCACACACATGGTCGGCGCTCGGCTGGCCAAGAACATGCCGGTTGCTTCGTGCAAGGTCGAAGTCGCCGCCAAGACGCTGGTTAGCGAGTCGGGCTATCACGAAATGCCAGTCGTTGTGCCGCGCTGGATGATGATCCCGGACAGCGTGTACGCGGTTGGCCCGGTGTTCGACGCACTGCCTGACTCGCGCACCCTCAACGAGCTGTGCCGCATGGACCTGGCTGCCGGTGACCTGGCCATCGCTGGTATGTGGATTGCCGAGGACGACGGCGTGCTGAACCCGCGCACGGTCAAGGTCGGCCCGCGCAAGATCATCGTTGCGAACTCTGTGGACAGCATGAAGCCCCTGCAAAGCGGCTCCAACTTCCAGTACGCGGAGACCAAGATTGCCCGCCTGCAAGGCTCTATCCGCAAGATCCTGATGGCCGATCAGCTTCAGGCACAGGACGGCCCGGCGATGACGGCAACCGAAGTGCATGTGCGTGTGAACCTGATCCGTCAGTTGCTGGGCCCAGTCTATGGCCGCCTGCAAACCGAGTACCTGCAACCGATGATTGAGCGGTGCTTCGGCATTGCGTATCGCGCTGGTGTGCTTGGTCAGGCCCCAGAGTCATTGGCCGGTCGTGACTTCACCGTTCGCTACCTGTCGCCGCTGGCACGCTCTCAGAAGCTCGAGGAGGTCAGCGCCATTGACCAGTTCGTGCAGGGCGCTCTGATCGTTGCTCAGGCAGATCCAAGCGTCATGGACAACATCGACATGGACGAGGCCCAGCGCTTCAAGGGCGAGGCTCTGGGCGTGCCGTCGTCGGTCATCCGGAGCAAAGCCGACCGCGACAAGCTCCGCGAGGATCGTGCAGCGCAGCAGAAGGCCGCGCAGGAGCAAGAACAGCAGGCAGCCATGCAGCAAATGGCTGCTCAGACGGCAATGAAACAGCAACCGGGAGCAGCAGCCTGATGGCAATTGAAGTCGATGCAGCCATGTACAAGCGCGTGTTCGAGGATCACCACGAAGGCCGGTTGATCCTCGACGCGCTCACGCAGCAGTTCGCCAGGCCAGCAGTGGTCAAGGGCGGGATTGATGCAGTCCTCGAAACCTACCAGCGTGACGGCCAGCGCCGTGTGCTGGAGTTCATCGTTTCCCAAATCAACAGAGCGGACGGAGTAGATACCAATGCGTTTGAAGAATAGTTTTTCCCAGTTCATGGATGTGTTCCTGATGGCCGAGGCGGGGACTGAGGGTTCGCCGGGCGGTGGTCCAGCACCTGCCCCGGCACCCGCTCCAGCAGCGCCAGCGCCAGCACCTGCACCCGGCTCAGTGCTGGCCAACGTCGCAGGCTCGGACTACATCCCGGAGAAGTATCGGACCAACAAAGAGGACGGCACCCTTGATCTGGAAGCATCGTCGCGCAAGATGTCCGAAGCGTACAAACACCTCGAAACGCGCCTTGGTTCCGGTGATGCGCCGCCCAAGACCGCCGAAGAGTATGCCCCCAAGGTCGAGATCGAGGGTTTCAACTGGGAAGAGTTCAAGGCGGACGAGAGCACCCAGTCGTTCCTGAAAGGCGCGCATGCCAAGGGCCTGACGAATGATCAGGTTTCGTTCGTGATCGGCGAATACATGCGTGTAGCGCCTGAACTGGTCGGCGGCGCAGCGCAGCTCACCAGCCAGGATTGCACCGCCACACTCAAGACACTGTGGCCAGACGATCAAGCAATGACGGGCAACCTGCAATCGTCCTACCGCGCAGCCCAGGCGTTTGCGGGCGAGGCGGGCAAGCCTGGCAGCTTCGAAGCGCTGATGAGCAAGTACGGCAACGACCCGGACTTCATCGCGTTCACCGCGAATATCGGCAAGGAAATCAGGGAAGACAGCCAGATCAACGGCGGCAACGTGGTCAATGACGGTGACTTCGACGTCAAGACGTCCGAGCTGCGCGGCCAGATTCAAGCCCTGCCAGCCCACGACCCCAAGCTGCCGGGCCTGCGCCAGCAACTGAACGATATGTACAACTCCCGCTACAACAAGCCCGCCTCACGCCTCGTCACCAAATAGTCGGGAAACCGACCGACTCCCCCGCACAACATCGCAGGCATTCCAGTAATGGACCGGCCTGCGATGGCATGCAGATACCCGGAAAGCCCCGAGGCGCAGCACAGCCGATGCACGCCAGGAACCCGGCCCACGCAAGTGGACACCCGGAAGGCAATCAACTATCTGCATTGGAGTGCATTACATGTCACAACAGATCACCGAAGCTTTTGTCCAGCAGTTCGCTGACAACTTCATGCACGTCGCTCAGCAGTCGCAAAGCCGACTGGAATCGACTGTCACCATCGAGCCGAACATCGTCGGTATGTCCAAGTCGGTTAACCGTCTGGGTCAACGTACCGCGACCCGCCGCACCCAGCGCCACGGCGATACCCCGATCAATGATCAACCGCACAGCACCCGGTACGTAGACCTCTACGACTGGGAAGACGGCGACATGGTCGATGATCAGGACAAGATCCGCATGCTGGTTGACCCGACGTCGGACTACGTCAAAGCAATGGTCAACTCTCTGAACCGCGCCAAGGATGACGTAATCATCGGTGCGCTCGGCGGCTTCTCCCGCGCCACGTCCGGCCAGATCATCCTGCCAACCAGCCAGAAAATTGCCGTGGGCGGCACTGGCCTCACCAAGGCAAAGATCATCCAGGCCAAGAAAATCTTCCGCCTGAACGAAGCCGACGAGGAAGCGGGCGAAGAGCTGTACATGGTGTACAGCGCACAGGCTGCCGCTGACATTCTCGCCGACCCAACCCTGACCAGCGCTGACTACCTGGCTGGCCAGTTCCTGCAACAGGGCAGCGTTCGCGGTAAGTGGATGGGCTTCAACTGGATTCCGTCCGAGCGCATGGGCAAGTCCGGTACCACCCGCTACCTGAACGCCTACGCCAAATCAGGCGTCGTTCTGGGCAAGGGCGCGGAGATCACTACCAAGGTCGGCGAAGATCCGGGCAAGGGCTTCAACGTCCGTATCTACGCAAAAATGTCCATCGGTGCGGTCCGCGTCGAGGAAGAGAAAGTTGTTGAGATCGCCTGTCTGGAGTCGTAAGCCAGGCGTTTCACCCTCAACCCCATGATTCAGGAGCTTCAACAATGGCAACCGTTCTCGCATCTCTCGCGGCAGCCCGAGTGGCTTACCCGCAAACGCTGGTGAAACCGAACCTTCAAGGTGCGGACATTCAAGTGCTGGTTAGCACCTACACCGTTCCAGCCGGTGGCCAGGCTATTGGCGACGTCATTTCGTGGGGCTTCTTGCCTCTCGGTGCGCGCCTGATGCCTGGCACCAAGTTCTATTTCGGCGCTGGCGCTGCATCGTCTGGCATCAACCTGGGCGACGCTGTTCTGGCCAACCGCTACATGACCACTGCCAGCCTTGCAGCCGCAGGCAGTGCGGCTGCTGAAAACCAGTACGCCGGTGGTGCGCTGTTCGAAGTGGGCGTGGTCAAGCCCAATGACGCTACCGACATGAGCGAACTTCGCTCGCAGGTGTTGGGCGCTGCGTTGCAGGCAGGTCAGGTGATCACGCTGGTGGCGCAGTACGCCGGTCAGAACTGATTCGGGCGCAGCCACGGAAGGCAATTATTCAACCGGGGCCGAGTGCCCCGGTTCTTTTATCTGGAGGTTGTGAGGATGACAATGGCGACCGCTGTGTCGATCTGTTCCAACGCGCTGCTGATGCTTGGTGCGCAGCCGATCAACGACTTTCAAGAGGCCGTGGACCGGGCCAAGATCGCTGCAAATCTTTATCCATCTACAAGGGATGACCTGCTGCGCAACCATCCGTGGAACTGCTGCATCCGGCGCGCTGTGCTTGCGCCTGACGCGGAGCCCCCAGCGTTTGGTTATGACCAGCAATTCGAGTTGCCATCTGACTGCCTGCGCGTGCTTGAGGTCGGATCAGCCGATGCTCAGATCGATTACGTGGTTGAGGGCAAGCGTATCCAGGCAAACACGACAGTGCTGGAACTCAAGTACGTGTTTCGCAACGAAGTGGAAAACACTTGGGACGCGGCTCTTGTTGAGCTGATGACGCTGTCCATGGCGGCAAAAATGGCTTACGCCATCACGCAGTCATCCGCCGTACAGCAGTCTGTAAAGCAAGACCTTGAAATGGCCAAGCGCAGAGCACGCGCCATTGACGGTCAGGAAGACCCACCGCAAACGCTCGGTGACGAACGTCTTTACGCGGCTAGGTTCCAGGGTGGCCAATCATGGCGAAACTGACCCTCATCCAGACCAACTTTACGGCCGGCGAGCTTTCCCCTCGCATGCTTGGTCGTGTCGATATCGCTCGTTACCAGAACGGGGCCAAGGTCATAGAGAATGCCTGGCCTCTTGTGCATGGTGGCGTCACACGGCGCAACGGCACTCTCTTCTGTGCTGCAGCCAAGTTTCCAGACCGGCGCGCACGCCTTGTGCCTTACGTGTTCAACACTGAACAGGCATACATGATCGAGTTCGGAGACTTCTACATCAGGATCTATTACCCCAATGGGGGGTGGACAGGTGTTGAGTTGGCAAGCCCCTATGGTCAGACGATGCTGGCGGCGCTGGAGTACGTGCAAGGCGCTGACACCATGTTCCTGTTTCATGGTCGAGTTCCGATCTATCGGCTCAAACGCATCAGTAACACCGAATGGAGCTTGGCCCCCGCGCCGTTTGTAACGACGCCATTTGAAGAGCGCGGTATGGACTTTGCCTTTGCAATGGCTATCACCAACCCCGCTGCCGGTGCCGCCAGCACAGTGACGCCGGGCGCGCCTGCGTTCTTTATCTCAGACGTAGGCCGGGAAATCTGGGCGGGGAGCGGCATTGCACGCATCACGGCGTTTGGTTCTTCAGGCTCCGTATCGGTGCTGGTGATCAATGCTTTCTCGCAGACCCTTTACCCTACATGGTCGCTCAAGGGTTCGCCCCAAACGACTTGCACAGCCAGTGCATTCTCGCCGGTCGGCGCAACGGTGACGCTGACGCTGGGCGCTGCTGGCTGGCGTCCCGAGGACGTGGGCAAGTTCGTCAAGCTGAACGGTGGGCTGTTCCAGATATCTGGCTTCACCAGTTCAACGGTTGTGAACGCCGTGATTCGATCTATCGCTACGTCCGTCGTGGCTGCGCCCGCTGGTGCCTGGAGCCTTGAGGCAAGCGTCTGGAACGATTTCGACGGGTACCCTAGCACCGGCACGCTTTACGAGCAGCGCCTCGTTGCGGCGGGATCACCGAACTACCCGCAGACAATTTGGGAGTCGCGGACAGGGGAGTATTTGAACTTCGAGCTTGGCACCAAAGACGACGACGCCATGTCGTTCAACGTGTCCTCTGACCAGATCAACCCAATCATGCACGTTGGCCAGGTCAAAGCGCTTGTGACACTGACTTATGGCGGTGAATTCACGGTCACAGGCGGTGTTGAGAAGCCAATCACCCCGACCAACATCCAGATCAAGAACCAGTCGGTGTACGGGTGCAATGGCGTGCGCCCGATACGAATCGGCAACGAGCTGTATTTTGTTCAGCGTGCCGGCCGGAAACTGCGCGCAATGGCCTACAAATACGATTCGGACAGCTACGGCTCGCCGGATATGTCTGTGCTTTCCGAGCATGCGACCAAGTCCGGGGTCGTGGACATGGCTTTCCAACAAGAGCCGGAATCGATTCTTTTCATGGTTCGCTCGGATGGCGTCATGGCCACGATGACTGTTGACCGTGATCAGGATGTGGTGGGCTGGGCAAGGCAGGTCACTGATGGCGCATACGAGTCAGTAGCCGTCATCCCTTCGGCCGAAGGTGATCAGGTGTGGGCTGTCGTTCGCCGGACTGTGAATGGTCAGAACGTGCGCTACCTCGAAAGGTTTGTTCCTGGCACGCAGGTCGATTGCGGTATCAACGCCTTTAGCGCAGCGGGTGCGAGCGTTTGGGGCGGGCTCGCTCATCTGGAGGGCAAGACCGTGGATGTCGTCGCCGACGGTGTTGTGCTGCAACCTCAGGTCGTAACGGGCGGCCAGATCACGCTGCCTCGTAACGCCTTCTCGGTTCAGATCGGCCTGCACTTCAAAACCAGCATCACTACTTTGACGCCAGAAGTTCAGGGCGGCACCGGCAGTGCCCAGGGCAACAGCATGCGGATTGCTGAAATAACGCTGCGCTTCCTTGAAACCATCGGGTGCAGCATCAACGGCCAGGTTGTTGCTTTCCGCAACATGGGCAATCAGGTGCTGGATAAATCCCCCGCGTTATTCACCGGCGTGCATCGCATGGAGAACCTTGGATGGGAGCGCGGCGAAGCCGTGTTGACCATCGAGCAGGATCAGCCGCTGCCATTCCATCTGCTCAACGTCATCAAGAAGGTCACATTCAATGATTAGGCCAGCCACCCACGACGACGTCCCACGCCTGATTGAACTGGGCACAGCTCTTCACCAGACCAGCACCTATGCCGCGATGGCCTTCATACCCGAGAAGGCCGCCAGCTTTCTGCACGCATTGATCGATGGCGTTGGCGTGATCTTCGTTGCCGAGGTCGGCGGCGAGGTTGTGGGCGGCTTTGCCGGTGCCGTGACTGAACAGTGGTTCTCTGACGATCTGCTGGCCTATGACTACTCGTTCTTCCTTGATCCCAAGACCCGCAGCGGTATCACGGCCACAAGGCTGCTGATCACGTTCATTGAGTGGGCTCGCATCAAGGGGGCGAAACGCATTCATATCGGAATCACAACCGGCATCCATGTGTCCGGAACGTCTGATCTTTATCGCAGCCTGGGCTTTGCTGATGCCGGGTTATTTTTCAGTAAGGAGCTTTGACCATGGGTGTTGAAACGGCAATTATCGCGGCATCCATTGCCGCAACCGCATTTTCGGCTTATTCGACGGTGCAGTCAGGCAAGCAGGCGAGCCTCAACGCCGAGGCCCAGTCGGATCAGGCTCAGATCGATGCAGACGGTGCGGCCAGTGCAGCAGTCGTCCAGGCTGACCGCATACGACGGTTGGCACGAACGCAGGCTGGCTCAGCAAACGCTGCGCTGGCCGCGTCTGGCGTGGAAGTGGGGGCCGGTACCGCGATCAACATCAACGAAGAGATCATTGGTAACGCCGAAGAGGATGCGGCTCTCACGATATTCAATGGTGAAAACCAGAAGAAGCGCGGGTACGTGGATGCCAGCAACATCGCGGCAGGTGGTCGGCAAGCACAATCGTCTGCCAATTCCCAAGCAGCTGGCACCGTGCTGGCTGGTGCTGCTCAGACGGGGATGGCATGGAAGGCGTCGGCAACCCGTAACGGGACAACGGCAAAAGTTGGGGGGGCAGACTGATGGCAAGAATTCCTATCGGTCCGGGCGTTCCTCAGGTCATGCCAGAGGTCCAGCAAAACCGAGTCATCACCCGCGATACAAGCGGCGAGGCGCGTGGCGCTCAGCAAATCGCCAACGCAGTGACGACGGGTGCGCTGGGATACCTTGAGCAGCAGCAGCGCGAAGACAGCGCACTTGCCAAGGTGAAGGCCAGCAACTCGCTGTTGGACCGTGAGACGGCCATCAGCGCAATCAATCGCGACCTGAGCGAGCAGGTGGCCACCGGCAAGCTTAGCTATGACCAACTCGAGGAAACCTATGGTTCGGCGGTGTCAAAGCTTGAGCCCTTGCAGGCGTCTGGCCTTGACCCTACCACGGCTGGCGAGCTGGAGCGCTCTGCCAAACGGATGCAAATCAAAGGGCTGGAAGGCGTTCAGACACTCAAGGTTGCCGCCCGGAAAGACTCTGCCGCTGCCGATCTGACGTCACGCATGGACCTGCTTGGCAAAGACGCTGCTATGCCTGGCGCAAACATCGATCAGATCAACGCCCGCATGGATGCCGAGGATATCGACATTGCCGGGCACCTGGCCTATGGCGAGCAGTGGCAGAACCGCAAGCAGCAGTTCAAGGACAACAACTGGACCACGCATGCCACGCAGCGCGTTGTCGAAGCCCGTGACAACCTGGGCACCATGCAGAAGATCCAGAACGACCTGACGTCTGGCGAAGGGTTCTACGCTGGCAAGCTTGATCCGGAGAAGCGCACCCAGCTGCTGAACACCATCACCGGCCGCATCTACCAGATCAAAGAGCACAACGAACGCCAAGCTGAAATCCGTGAAAACAAGGCCGAACGCGCCTTAACTCAGATGGACCGCCAAGCCGCCACTGGTATTCCGCCAACGCCCGCCGATCAGCAGCGTTGGCAATCGCTGGTTTCGGGTACGTCCGCAGCGGGCGAGTTCAAGGAACGCATCAACCAGATGGCAGAGGTTCAGGGCTTGTTGCGCCAGCCAATTGAGGCCCAGCAGCAGTACGTCGACCAGAAGCGTCAGCAGATGGCCGCAAATGGCGGGGGCGTTGCCGAACAGGCCAACCTCAACCGGCTGCAATCGGCAATCGATACCAACGTCAAACTGATGAAAACCGACCCGCTGTCGTTCTCGGCGCTGCGCACCGGCAGTGACGTTGAGCCGCTGGACCTGTCGCAAATCGGTACCACTGAGGGCCAGCAGGCTTTGGGCGAGCAGATCGCATCCCGTTTTGACGTGACCAATGCGGTGCGCAAGAAGTACGGCCCCGAGGTTTCCCGCGTTCCGTTCAAGGCACAAGAGCTGGAAGCGATCAAGGCAGGGTACGAGGCTGCCGACGACAAGACCAAGATCGGCATATTGGCCGCCGTTGGTGGCGCAGCGCCTACCGGCCCAGACGCTGCCGCTGCGATCAAAGCGATTGCACCAGAGCAACCTATCACGCTGCTGGCGGGCATGGCCCAGTATCGAGGCCTCAAGGCTGCAGACGGCACCGACGTTGCCAAAACCCTGATGGTGGGCAGCAAGATCCTGAAAGACAAGTCCGTTGCCACGCCAGAAGATTCGGTGATGCAAGCATCGTTTGAAAGCATCGTAGGCAACGCCATGCCCGGTGGCACGCAGCAGCGCGAGCATGCTTACACGGGCTTCAAGGCTATATACGCAGGCCTCGCAGAAGCATCAGGGAAGCGATACGACCCGGCTGTAAAAGACGTCGATGGTGCTCTGGCCAAAAAGGCCGCAGACATGATCACAGGCGGCGTAACAACCCGTGGTGGTGGGTGGTTTAGCGGGTCGAGCTACAAGGTCATCAAGCCATACGGCATGGACGATGATGCATTCGACAAGGCCGTTACCGGCCAGTTGGGTGCTGTTGCTGCAAGCGCGGGCCTATCGGTCGAACAACTGAACGACATGCCGCTGTCGGCGGTACCGGGCACTGAGGGGGCGTATTACCTGCTCAACGCTGGCCGCATTCAGCTTGATCCGAAAACCAATCAACCTGTCGTGGTGAAAGTCAAATGAGCTGGTTAGACGGAATGCTTGATGACAGCGAGGCCGCGAGCCAGGATCAGCGGCTTGAACGGACGTCTGAGCGCTTGGCTCCGACGTTTTTCGAAGGTGGCTATGACTCGCTGGGCAAAGGTCTGGTGCGTGGCGCTATCGAGGGCGGGGCGGCGGCAGAGTCAACGTACTGGAATGCCATTCTCAGTGGCGGGCCAGAACAGAACATCTTCGATTACACCCAGTCCACGACGCTCAGCCGGGAGTCGCAGCAGAAAATCGGGGATGACCTGAACACGCTGCGCGAGGAAACCGCCAGTGCCGTCATGGACCTGCGCCCAGATCCCGCAGAGGTCGGCATTGCCGGTCAGATCATTGGTGAGGCTGCTGCGATCCTGCCGCGTGCCGTGATCGGTGCCGTGGCTGCTGGTCCTGCCGGTGCTGCGATTGCTGCCGGTGCGCCCGCTGGCTACTCCCGCCGCGCCGTCTCTATGGCCGAGGGTATCGACGAGAACACCGCCACGCTGCTGGGCCTGAGCGAAGGCGTAGTAACCGGTGCCGGTGCGATCCTGCCCGCCGCCCAGTTCGTCAAGCCAGTGCTGGGTGATGCAGCCATCGCCATTGGTGCCAACGTGGGGCTGGGCATGGCCCATCGCGGTACCGCCGCTGCGCTGCTGGATTCGAACGGCTATGCCGCCCAGGCTGCTCAGTATCGCGCTATGGACGGAACAGCAATTGCCACCGATGCCATTCTGGGTGCTGCCTTCTTCGGCATTGGCCGCTCCTCGATGCGCCGCCCGACCACGGATCAGGTCGACGCCGCGCTGACAGAACGCAACGCGCAGCACGCCGATATCGACACCGCGCCGGGTTTGCCGGTAGATCCTCGTTCCGCCATTGCGCATCAGGACGCTCTGCGTGCTGCAATCGAACAGATCAACCGCGGCGAAGCGGTGGTACTGCCTGACAACATCCAGTCGGCGACCTTTCTGCGCACGCCTGACGATGTTGCGCCTATTGCACCGTCGCGTGCCGAAGCGCTGATAGCTGCTCGTGAAGAGCTGGCCCCGGTGTTGCGCAACGAACTGCAACAGGATGCAACAGCTGCGATTCCCAACGTGAAGGACGTCAGGACCGAACTTGCGAACTTGAGCAAGTCGCTTGATGGTCTGGACGAATCATTCCGCGCTCGAGCAAAAGAGTTCCAGCAGCAGGGGCAGAGCCGCAAGCAGGCTGAATCCGCTGCGCGTCAGTCCATTGCCGACGAGCGCACGCAGTTGACTGACCGTCAGACCGAACTGAACGAGAGTCTTGACGGCAACCGATCTGCCGAGTTTGCTCGAGCGGATCTGAACGCCCTTGACCGAGGCGAGGCCCCAGCGCGCTTTGAAGAGCGCGTAAACGCTCGAGCAGATGAAATCATTCAGGGCTTCCAACGCAAGCCGCTGGCCGATGGTGTCGCCGAAGCCAGGTTGACGCCGCGCCAGATCAACGAACGCTCAGCACGCGACGAACTGGACACCCTCGTGCGCGAGCATGAAGCGACTTTGCCGCGTGAGCCTGTCGATACCGTCACCTCATCTGACGTGCCAAAACCGGAAACACCGGGCCCGGCAGTTTCTCCGGCAGGTGGTAAGCCTGATGCCGCCAAAGTTACCACCCCTGATAAAACGGGGGCTGAGCCGGTAAGCGAGAGTGGTAAGTCAGCGGCAGGTGCCGAACCACCAGAGCTGCAAATGCTGCGCGGTGCGGTGGCGCGTAACCCTGATGCCATGGTTAGAACCGGCTTTGCCGAGGACGGTACACCCAACAGCGTTCGTGCTGCTGATGCGCTTGAAGAGATCGAGGCAGAGTACCGGGCAGGCGTGCAAGACGCACACGCCTACAACGCTGCGATAGGTTGCTTGCTCAGGCTCTAAATAGTCGGGAAACCGTCTGGTCTGCCGCCATAGGCTTGCGCTCTAATCAGGAGGCAAGCCCATGGCTATGAGTGCAAATTGCAAACGAGAAGTTGAACAGGCCATTGGCCGACCTCTCAAAAAGTCCGAAGCGGATGCGATAAACGACAAGATCAGCTTTCACATACGCGACCTTGCCCGCACCGATCCCACCAAATTCAACGCCATGACTGAGCAGCAGCGCCAACTCGCTGGGGCCCAGGCTGCAATGGCCGATCACATGGCCGACGTCGCCAAGAAGGCCCAGCGCAAAGGCCTGAACCTGTTGGCTCAAACACGCGAGCTGGACAACCAAACGGCAAGGGCGGCGGTTCTCGGCGGGAAACAGCCTTTCACGTCGGCGCTATTTGAGCGTTTGCGCCAGGTTGATACCCGCATCAAGGGCGAGCGCAACCGGGCGTTCACCTCGATCATGGACACCATCATGGCTGCCGAGCCTAAGTTTATGGGACTCATCACCAACAAGGCCGTCGAACGGGATTTTGTACACGAGGTGTTCGGCCAGGACAGCGGCAACGCCATTGCCAAGAACGCCGCCAAGGTCTGGCGCGACCAGATGGATTCCATTCGTGAACGGCAGAACGCAGCGGGTGCCGATATCGGCCGGCTGGATTATGGCTGGCTTCCTCAGCCACACAGCTTGGTCAAGGTTCGCCGCGCAGCTCCGCAAGAGTGGGCATCGTTTGTCCTGGGTCGCTTGGATCGACGCCGGTACCTGAACGAAGACGGCACGCAGATGAACGACGGGCAGGTGACTGACTTCCTGCTGGCCGCCCACGAGACGCTGCGAACCGATGGCCTGAACAAGATGACGCCCGGTACCGGGAACGGCTCCAGCCGCGCCGCCAAGCACGACAACGCCCACCGGCAGATCCACTTCAAGGATGGCGATTCCTATCTGGAGTACATGCGCGACTTCGGGCCGACGTCTGTTTTCGAGGCAATGAACGGCTCTGTGCATGCCCAGATCAAAGACACCGTCTTGACTGAGCAGCTCGGGCCGAACGCGGCGCAGACCTACCGACTGTTGCACGACACCGCCAAGCAGAAGGACGCGGGCGGAAGCGGCGCGTTTGCCGGTACCGAGTTCGGTGCCACGCCTGACATGGTCTGGAACGTTCTCAACGGCAGCCTGGGTGTTCCGGTGAATGCGCGGTTTGCCGAGTTCAATCAAGGTATCCGCAACTTCATGGTGGCGGCAAAGCTCCAGGCAACGCTGATCGCTTCTGTGATCGGCGATGTTCAGTCGCTCGCCATCACCAGCGCCTACCACGGCCTGCCCATCGGAAAGACGCTGGTAAGCGCGCTCAAGAGCGTTTCGAAGGACTACCGCACCGAGGCCGGGCGTATGTCCATCGGCATGGATAGCATCACCTCGGACATGGTCAGCTTTCACACCGACAACCTGTCGGCGGGCTGGACCTCGAAACTTGCCAACGCAACCATGAAAGTGACACTGCTCGAGGGATGGACCAACGCAATGCGCCGGGGCTTCTCCGTCGAGATTATGTCGCGCATGGCCGGTGATACCCGCAAGGCGTGGGGGGACGACCCGGTGTTGCAATCCCGCCTTGAGCGCCACGGCATCACCCAGGACGACTGGGCCGTCTGGCAGGCTGCAACCCCTGAGGACTGGCGCGGGCACCAGATGCTGACGCCAGAGTCGGTCGCATCCATGAAGGGGTTCAGCGCCAAACAGAAGAACGATGCCATCGGCAAATTGCTGGGCTACATCCAGGAAGAGTCAGAATTCACCTCGATCCTGCCGGGCATCATGACGCGGGCCACCCTGCGCCAAGGCACCCAGGCGGGCAGCGTCGGCGGCGAAGCCCTGCGACACCTGACGTTGTTCAAGTCCTTTGGGCTGGCGATGTTCGAACGTCACTGGAAGCGGGTGTCACAGATCGAATCGACCGGGGGCAAGCTGGCCTATTCGGCGTCTGTGTTCACTGGCCTGCTGATGGCTGGCGCGATGACCAATCAGCTGATGGATATCATGAACGGGCGCGACCCACGCGACATGAAGGACGGCAAGTTCTGGTTGCAGGCCATGTTGCGCGGCGGCGGTGTCGGCATCTTCGGCGACATTCTCAACACCGGGTTGGGCGGTGATAACCGTGGCGGCCAGTCGAACCTGACCGGCCTGCTGGGCCCGGTGTACGGAACTGCCGCCGACGTCGGTCTGACGTTGGGCAGCGTGTTCAAAGAGAAGACAGAGCCCGCCGACGTGGGCGCAAACCTGCTCAGAATCGGGTACCAGAACACGCCCTTCATCCGCAGCTGGTACACCAAGGCCGCGTTCGAGCATGCCGTTATGCATGACATGCAGGAAATGCTATCGCCGGGCTACCTGAGCCGGATGAAGAAGCGAGCCAAGAAAGACTTCAATCAACGTTTCTGGTGGGAACCGGGCGAAACAGCACCGTCTCGCGCCCCGAACCTTGGCGCAGCCGTGGGGAATAACTGACATGCGTGATGACCAGATCACCCGATTGCAAGCCCTTAGCGAACGCCTGGGCGAGGTAGTTATTTCCGAAGTCGATCCGAACAACTGGCCCGGTGCTGAGAAGCTCCCTACCGATCTGACCCAGCAGGAACGTGGCGACCGCTACTGGTGCAAGAAGAACGCCGCCGCCACCATGACGTTGCTGCTCAAGGTCGTGAACATCGCCGGGATGATGAACAGGCAGAAGCCTGCGCCCGATGCTGGTCACCAGATAGACGAGCTGGATGGCGAGCTGGCAGCCGCCGAACGCGAAGCCCAGGCCATGATCGAGCGCATGCAGAAAGGTGGCCATGTCCACTGACCCTGATAAGAAAGTCAGCCTGCTGGTTTTCTTTATGCTGTGGGCCCGGCGCATGAGGTGGGATGTGCCGGTCATCCACGTTCGAGCATTGATATGGCTGGAGGCTAAAGGGTCTCTGGCCGTTTTGCGTTGCTTCCGGGGCTTTGGCAAATCGACGATCCTGGCGATTTACAACGCCTGGCTTTATTACAAAGACCCTACCTTTCGGATTCTCCACCAGTCGGAGTCAGACCCGACCGCCTACAAGACCAGTCGCGACACACAGAACGTCATTCGCAATCACCCGCTGACGCGCCATCTGCTGCCGCCCAATCAGGGCACGGTTGAACAATGGTGGGTTGAAGGTGCTGCCGACTTCCGGAACGCCAGCATGTTCGCCAAGGGCATCCTGTCGAACGTGACGTCAGCCCGTGCCGACGAGTGCCAGAACGATGACGTGGAGGTGCCGCGAAACATCCAGACGCCCGAGGCCCGCGAGAAGCTTCGGTACCGCCTGGGTGAACAGACGCACATTCTGGTGCCAGGTGGCAGCAAGCTGTACATCGGCACGCCGCATACCCATGACAGCCTGTACGACGAGCTGGAAAGCATGGGTGCGGACTGCCTGACCATCCGAATGTTTGACCAAGAACACCGCATTGAGGACGCCAAGCAAAACGCCTATGACGTTCCGTTTGTGCCTGAGGTCGTGTTCTCTGGCATTGGTAAGCACGCCCGGGTGCTGGTGGCCGGCACGGATTACCTGATCACGAAAACCGGTATTGCCTTTTTTACACCACCCGGCACGTTGGTCGATTGCTATGCCGGCAGTGCGTGGCCAGAACGTTTTGACATGAAAGAGTTGGGCGTCCGCAGAAAGGCGACCCGGACCATCAACGAATGGGATTCGCAGTATCAGCTGCACTCGAAGCCCGTCACGGAGGTTCGATTGAATCCAGAGCGCATCATCCCTTATGACGTGCAGCCGACCATGCGCGAGGCCAACGGCAGCGTAGGCATGTACCTGGGCACCACACAAATCGTGGGCGCAATCGCATACTGGGACGTGTCACTGGGCAAGATCAAGTCGGACGCCTCGGCCCTGTCGCTGCTGCTCACAGACGCACGCGGTCAGCTGTATTGGCACCTTGCCGAAGGGCTCACGGGCGAGTTGGCCGAATTTGACGCGCAGGGCCGGATCATTGGTGGCCAGGTGCATGCCGTTCGTGAATTCGTCATCAAGTACCAGATCCCCCGCGTCATCGTTGAAACCAACGGGCCGGGCGGCTTCGTGCCGAACATCCTCAAGCAGGCCCTCAAGGGTACGGGATGCGGGGTAGGGGAAGAGCATTCAACCACCAACAAACAGAAACGCATTCTCGATGCCTTTGAGTCGCCATTGTCGGCCCGCTTCCTGTGGGCGCACGTCGACGTGCTGCGCGGTCCGGTGTGGGATCAGATGCGGGACTTTAATCCGGCAGTCAACAATCAGGATGATGACTATATCGATTCGTGCGCTGGCGCGATCCTGCAAACCCCCGTGCGCATTGGGCGAATAGTCGGGAAACCGACCGAGACCCGGCGTGACGATTGGCGCCCAGACGCGGGCGTGCACGAAGTGCAAGTTGATTACTAGCCCGCCTTCATCAAGGGGCTCAGCATGGCAGTTCAAGCAGGACCAACCGACAAGCGCTATGCCGCTAACGGAATCACTACCACTTACCCCATCCCTTTCTTGCTACTGGACGCCGGAGACCTGCAAGTGCAGCTCAACGGCGTGGCTATCACAGCAGGCTTCACGCTGGCTGGAGTTGGCAGCCCGGCCAGCAGCATCACGTTCACCGCTGCGCCGCTCGGGGACCTCTACCTGGTCTTGAACATTCCGTTTCAGCGACTCACCGACTACCAAGAGAACGGCGAATTCCGGTCCAACACAGTCAACAAGGATTTTGATCGTGTCTGGCAGGCACTGAAACAGTTGCTGCGATACGCAGGCCGGGCTCTGACACTTGGGTTTGCCGATATCGACGGGTCGGGCAGCTACCAGGCTAAGGGAAATCGAATCTCAGGCCTTGGCGATCCGGTAGCCCCGCAGGATGCCGTGACGAAAAGCTGGTTGCAGTCATTGATCGATAGCGTGAACTCGCCGCTGCTCAGCATCTTCAACATCTACTACGACGGGGTCAGCCTCTATCAATTCCTGAAAACAGGTGTTGCCCGGAACGTCGATAACATTGCTGCTCTTCGCTCGCTGGATGGCACCCGCAACCAGCGGGCTTTCGTGCGTGACAACTCTGCTGTGGGCGACCGTTTCGGCGCAATGTGGTGGCTGAACACCTCAGACACGACCAGCGCAGAAGATCTATCCAAAGGCATAGTCGTTGGTAACGATGGCAGTCGCTGGTATTTCAGCGGGCCTGGTGCGATGAGCCTGGGTCAGCAGGGGCTAGCCGCGCTCAATGATAACGGTGTGGTTTGGGGGTACAGATCAACCGGCAGTAACGCTCAGGGAAACGGCAACAAGTACAACTTCTTCAAGCTTGAAGTGGCCAACGATAGCGTCTCTCAGGTTGCCGGGCAGAACGGTGCGACCGGCAGCAAAGTCAACGGCATCCACATGTTCCACAACTTCGGCGGCCCCCTTGCAAAAGGCGGCCGGCACGCGGGCGACTTCGTGCTGATCCAAGGGTTTGGGGGCGGTGGCGTCACGTCTGCAACGAATCAAGATCGCAACTACGTAGGCTTGCAAAGCCAGGTACTGACTGATTGCGGTGACGGCGGAACATCTGCTGCCGACGTGCGCGGCGCTTATTTCGGTGGGTCTTCTTATGCGGCGATTCTAGGTGGCAATCGAATTGCCAACGCAACTGGCTTTGAATTCAATACTGAAATCACTGCGGGCAGTGGCAACCGTGTCGCGATTCATACAGGCATTCAAATTGCCTCGAAGATCGGCGAGCGTGGTTACGGTATCGATGCAGCCGTATCAATAGGCAACCTCGGCGGCAGCCCTCGCGGATGGTTGTATGGCCTCTGCGGGCATGGTGCAAACGGCGCACCTGCCTTTGAGGCAGACAGTACGGTCATCAAGATTTTCCCGTCTGCATCGGGTTCAGCGTCTATCGACAAAGTGATCGACACTGTTGGCGTTACGGTGAATAGCATAATCGCGGCTGACGGCATCAACCTGAGACGCGGCGTTTTAGACATGAGTGCGCCCGGCTCACAGGTCAGCATAGGCTCAGGCACCTCGAACACACCGCGCCTGCAATTAAGGTCCAGCGGGCTAAATACGACCTATGACGCGGCAATCGTTGGCGGTGGTGGCACCTCAGGAACTGGCGAAGGGACAATGTCTCTTGTAGCCGCTGCCGGGATAATCACGAACTCAGCCCTTGTACGGCCGCAAATTGATAACTTTACGCAATACGCCAACGCGTCTTTCCGCATAAGCCAAATCACTCTGGCGACAGCGCCTGTCGTGACGTCAGATATCCGTGAGAAGGACGACATTATTCCGCTGTCGTTTGGTCTGGACTTCCTCGGGGCGATCAAACCAATTCAATACACTTGTCGCGAGAGCGGCACGGGTGAGGTTTCAAAGGTTATCGTCCGCGTCGATCAGATCGAGGTGCCTGACGAGGAGGAATACGAAGAGCAGGTTGTTGAACTTTCAATAGAAGATGGCAAAGCTATCAGAACTTTTTCAACCGTCAAAAAAATGCGTCAGATAATGGACACCTATCCAGAGTTCGACGCAGACGGGAAGCGTGTAATGGTTATGGTGAAAATTCCTGACGGGACTTATGTAGACCCAGAAACTGGGGATACGAAAATACAGTTTCGCGAGGAGCTTCAAGAGTCGTCAATTCAAGTTGGACGAATGAAAACGGTAGACGTGGAAGTTTACGAAGACGACATCAAAAAAGATAAGGGCTGCCGCTTGCACTTCGGGCTAGGTGCCCAGCAGGTCAAGGAAGCTATGACGGCCGTCGGCATCGACGACTTCGCGGGCTGGGTTTTGTCAGACAAGAATGATCCAGAGTCGCGCCAAGGCCTTCGCTATGAGCAATTCATTGCGGTCCTGATCAACGGCGTTAACCAGCTCAATGCACGCTTGGAGCTGCTGGAAAAGCAATCTGACGTGTGACCAGATGTAGCGGCTTGGGGCTTCGGCCCTGAGTTTGTTTTTTCATCACCGCATGACAGCATGATATTTGTAATATCTATGGTACAGTCCGGCCAAATTTTCGTACCTAAAGCGAAGGAATGCATCAATGACAACCCTTGTACAGTCAGACTTGGCTGCGCAGAAAATTAGAATCGAAACGTTTTGTAAGCGTGTTCTGATCGTTGTGCTAGTTGGGCTTCCCATATTTTCCGCTGCTTTCAATCTGGTTTCATGGCTTCGGTTCGGTGTAGATCTACCTTATTTGGACGATATCAGGCCGTACTACAACGAAACCGCTGGCTCTCTTAGGTTGACTGATCTTTTTACATCTTCGAACGACACCCTTTATCCGTTCGGAATGGCGCTGGATTCGCTTGCGTTCAGATGGTTGAGCGGTAACAGCGTTGCATATCAGGCCATCAGCATGATGACGGTGCTTGGCGGTATATTGCTGATTCAGTGGAAACTGCTTGAGTATTGCTTAGACGACAAGTTGCTATCGGCGGCTGCGTTTTCAAGTCTTCTATTGATGTTGCAGCCTGATTCATACTGGGGCCTTCAAAATATGGCATACCATCAGGTATTGCCTTTGCTCTTCATCCTGATGGCCTCACTTGTCAGCGTAAGTTCGCTGGGCACAAAGCTTAAATGTACATTCGGCGTTCTTCTGGCGACGGCATCCGGGCTGGTCTATATCAGCGGTGCCTTTGCCTTTCTCGCGTTTTCCTTGGCAATGCTTATCCGTGAACTGTTCGTGGTTAAGAAGTCGCAGCAGATAATCAGCATGTCGATATTTATGCTGATCCCGTCTGTACTCACAAGCCTTTTGCAAGGTTGGGTGATTGTAGGAATACAGCACGGTGTTCACCGCGCTGATACCGCAATGTCTTATCCGTGGGATGCTGAGTTCTGGATATTCATTCTGTCCAAAATCGCACGCTCTCTGTATCTGTCCGATTTGTTCCCGTTTCTCTCGCTGGGTATAGCAAGTTGTGGGCTTGCCGTGCTGTTGCTGATATCTCTGCTGTCATTGATGGTGGCTCGACGGTACGGAAACTATAGCGTTCTCGGTCGAGTTTCATTTGTCGCTTTCCCAGTGATCGCCGCAATATTGGTTTACCTCGGATTGGTCGCAGCAGGGCGAACTAATCTTCATCCTGCGAGCATCGATTCTGGAATGAAGTTGTTCACATTCAGCTTTGTGAGGTTCCATTTTTTCTGGGTATGCGCTGCGTGGCCACTGGTGATAGCTGCCGTGTTTGCTGCAATGTCAAAAGCCAACAAGGTGTTCCCTGTATCTCTAGTCGTGGTTATGTGTTTCGCATCTGTCGCGCTCGTCGGCGGTACAAAAATCACAGAGCACGGCGCGTACTACAAACAAACCTACGATATACGCGTTGAAAATCTTGCCTGCCTAAATCAAGGGAATCAGCGTGGCGGTCACTTCCAGTGCCCAGGCCTTCACCCTGGGATTGATATGAGCCCCATCCTGCGTTACGCCCGATCTATGGGGGCGTCCTTTGCTGGGCTGGCTACCACGTCGCCTGCCGCATTTGGCACCACTGGTGCGCTCTACAACATTGGGTCGGACAAATTCGACGTTGCAAACCTTACCGTTCTCGACGCTGACAACCGGATGACGACTGGGGCTGACCCCATGATTATCCTGAACCCAGCCATGCTGGCCACGTTGCCCGCTTGCCAACTGTTACAGGTCAGGGTTCGTCTTGATGTTGAGAGGGCAGACCTGGCGCAGTTGTTCTACACGCCAGTTGGGGAAACGCTTTCTGAAATCAACTCGCTGGTTAAGCCAGTCGGTTTGGGCACCAATGACCTGACGTTTGAAATGAAGAGCGACAAAGGGTTTGCAGGGTATCTGCGCTTTGACCCGGTTACAGGAGCCCAGAACATCAAAGTCCAGCACCTTGAAGTTCGATGCCTGTACGACGTGAAGGCAATCTAAGGCATCTTGCTCTATTGCTTAGGGCGTTCGGGCGGGGTCGTACCCAGCTCCAGCGCCTCTAAGTAGTCGGCATACCATTGCATCATCATCCTGCGCTGCAATAGATACGCCGCCTTGTTGTAAACCCCGCTCACACCTTCTTCTTTGTGCGCGAGCTGCGCCTCTACGTGATCCTTGTCCCATCCATGTTCCCGCAACAGCGTGCTTGCTGTGTGGCGAGTGCCGTGCCCAACAATGCGATCCTTGTAACCGATGCGGTTGAACACTGAATTGATCGTGTTTTCGCTGATCACCGCGTTCACCTCACCGATGCCAGGAAACACCAGCTTGTGGCGGCCGGTGAATTCGTGCAGTTCGCGCAGCGCGGTGACAGCCTGGGTGGGCAGCGGCACAACGTGGTCCCGGCGCATCTTCATCTTCTCTGCCGATATCGTCCATGTACCTGTTTCAAGATCGATATCCCGCCATTCAGCGTAACGCACCATGCCCGGTCGGCTGGCTGTCCAGATCGTGAGCCACGCTGCGGTGCGCGCAATGATCCGGCTTTTGCTGTTCCGCATGGCCTTGAGGAAGTCAGGCAGCTCTGGCTCGAGCAGGTGAGGGTACTGCTCTGTCTTGGGGGCTGGCGCAGCGATGGCCAGAAGTTCGGACGCCGGATTGTTTTCGCACAAGCCGCGTGCAATGGCCTGGCTGAATATCTGCTGCAGCCACCCGCGGACTTTCTTCGCCACGTTGAACGCCTTCCTGCCCTCGATGGTTGCCAGCAGGGCGGCGCAGTCCTTGCGGTGGATATCCTCTAATTGCAGATCGCCCAGGAACGGCAGAATGTCGTTGTCCAGATACCCGCGCATTTTATCAAGCGTCGAGTCGGCCCTGCCTGAGTCAGCCTTTCGGGCATACCAGGTCTCGGCGGCAGCACGGAAAGTGTTTGCTGCATTCGTCTCTTCGACTTTCTTCGCCGACTGCTTGTGTTGAACAGGATCTATGCCGCTGTCGACCAGCTTGATGTTGTCGGCGGCTTTCTCTCTGGCGCGCTTGGCCGAGACGTCCGGATAGGTGCCGAGACCGACCCATGACCATTTGCCGTCGGCGCGTTTGTACCGGAACTCCCACCGCTTGTTGCCCTTCGCGGACACGACAAAGTAGAGCCGGTCGACCCCGTAGGCTTCGCGGTATTCCTTTTGCTCGGGTTCAAGTGATGCCAAGACGGTGTCGGCGAGAGGGCGGCGCTTTATGTCTGATCGCTTCAATTCGTGTATGGCCAA